TATAAAATCTATAGTGGCGGCAAGCTCTAGCTTTGCTGATTTCCAAACAAAGATAGCAGCATTGGTATAATTGGAGCGAGCAAATGACTAAACAGACAATAAACGTAGGCACAACAGCAAATGATAAAAAAGGCGACAGCCTACGAGCTGCGTTCCAAAAAGTAAATGCTAACTTCACTGAATTATATCAAGCAATTGGTTTATCAGACACCGGACAAAAAACTGCGTTAACATTTGTGGGCAGTACAATTGCAACAGACGACAGCAGCGACATAACAATAAATCAAAAAACAACGGTGAATAGTCAACTGCATGTAGGAATGGAAATTTTTGCTAAAAATCTTAAACAGGTATCAAGTACAGCGGGATTGAAGCAAGTCTATTTTGATCCTTCTACGGGTGAATTTGTAATTTTAGATTAAGTTAAATATTAAAAAGAGAGCGTGAATCATGGCTATACAAACAATTAATATCGGAAATGTGGTAAACGACGGACTAGGCGATGATCTGCGCACGGCGTTTCAAAAAGTAAATGCTAATTTTTCTGACCTATCTGCTCAGTTAAGTATCACAGCGACCAACGTAGGAGTTACAGGTGTTGGGGTTTTTAAAGAAAAAGTTGGAGCAGATTTAAAATTTAAAAAACTAGTGTCTGGTATAAAGATGTTGTTAAATGAAAACGCAGATACTATCACAGTCAACAACACAGCACCAGATGCATTTATAAGATTCGATACAGATGCTGGATCAATGTTAGCTAGTAATTATCAACAGATAACACTAGCTGGGACAGCAGCCCCTGGTTCACCTACTGGTATAAAAGATATAGAAGTAACTGCATTTAATTCCACAATTTCATTTAAAACAATTATCCCTGTAACTGACATTCTAACCACATACGATTTTGGATCTATTACCGGTGACTATGATAATTCAGTACAGGTTTTGTTTCAATCATCAAATCTAGACTTTGGCACAGTATTGCTTCCTGGAAGAATTGACGTAGACTGCGGTGGAATATTGTAAAGGAGCATCCAGATGATAACCTGGATTACACCTTCTGATTTAGGAATATTGACTGAAAGAATATCAATAGATATAGCTCTATCAGCAACAACTAATTTACCCACATCAATTACATTTACATTAATTGCTGGGACTCTTCCCAGAGGATTGAGACTTTCTAATGGTAGCATAAAAGGATCTCCAACCGAGGTAAAAACCTATACAGAGAGTAAATTTGTTATTCGTGCTTCCGATGGTGTTGACATAGAAGATAGAACATTTACCATGGCTGTAGATGGAAGTGATATACCTGTATGGCTAACTAAGGAAGGATTTTTAAATGTAGGTCCAGCAGAAAGTTACTTTGTATTAGACAATGCACAGGTAAATTTTCAACTAGAAGCTAGAGATCCAGATCTTATCGCAGGCGGCACTTTAGAATTTTATCTTATGCCTAATGGGGGATTATTGCCCCCCGGACTGTCATTAAGTAGAGATGGCAAAATAACAGGATTCACTGATCCGGTATTTGCTGTTGAATACACTAGAGAAACATCTGGAGGCTATGATACAGCTCCATTAGATGTATTTCCTATAGATTTTATCGAAGCTCGCAGTAACGGATATGATACATTCATATACGATTCGTTTACGTTTGATTATAACGAACCTAGCCGTACACCAAGAAGGTTGAGTAGAATTTATAACTTCATTGTTGCCGTAACGGACGGCGTATATACTGAAACAAGATTATTTAAAATATATGTAGTCACTGATGAATTTCTACAAGCAGATAATAGTATTGTACAGGTAGACACTAATCTTTTCCAAGCAGATTCGAGCAGTGCTAGAACTCCTATATGGATCACACAAAGTCAACTAGGAAGATTTAGAGCGAATAATTATGTAACTATATTTTTAGATGTATACGATCCGCCTAGTCTTTCCGGTACAATAATTTATTTTCTATTAAATGTTAATCCGGATAATTCTGCTAGCGAGTTACCCCCTGGCATGAGTTTAGACACAGTCACTGGTAACATTGCAGGTTCTGTACCTTATCAGGCCAGAGTCACTAAAACCTATACATTTACCATACGTGCTGTTAACTATCCGTTGACACTAGCGTACTCCAATTATAATTTCAAAGGTGTATGGAATAACTCTACAACTTATATAATAGACGACGCTGTAGATTTTCAAGGTGTCACATATATTTGCTATGTAGCTCATAGAAATAGATTACCCACAGACGAAACATATTGGAGAGCAGCCACTAGCAAGGCAGATAAAACATTTACCGTAGAAGTAGTAGGAGAAATTGAAAGTGCTGTAAATTGGATTTCTGACAGAGATCTAGGTTCAATTAAACCTAATCAATCTAGCCAAAAATATGTAGAAGCCGAAAGTTTATTATATGGCGGTCGCATCGCTTATGAATTTGTAAGCGGTTCGTTGCCTCCTGGACTTTCTTTTCTTCCAACGGGAATTATACAAGGTAAAGTAAAACAGTTCGCAGATGATGCTGGTCCGGGTTTAACCAGATTTTATGAAAGAACAGATAGCCTGGCTCCTATAGAAGACAGTTCGACTTTGTCTAGAGATTTCACAGATACATTCGATAACGGAGAAACAACATTTGACAAGAAATTTACATTTACTATAAAAGCTCGTGACAGTGTAAATTTTGCAAACGTCAACAAAACATTTGATATAACAGTTATAGCAGACAATAGTAAAACATTTGCAAATATATATGTTAAGGCGTTTCAAAATAAGGACAAAAGATTAGAGTGGTATGACTTTATCACAGATGCTACAATATTCAAACCTTCCGATATGTATAGATATGGTGACAGCAACTTTGGCGTTCAAACTAGTTTGCGTGTTCTAGTATTTGCCGGAATTGAAAGTACAGATGCGGTCAAATATGTCCAGGCTATGAGCAGGAATCATTATCATAAGCGTCTGCAATTTGGAGATCTTAAAATAGCTAAAGCTAAAGATCCTATTACACAAGAAACAATATATGAAGTTATATATGTAGACGTACATGATCCATTAGAAAAAGACGAGAAAAGTATAAAAGATACTGTAAATCTTCCAGATAATTTGAACAGCAGAGTGCTGGTCAGCTATGATGCAATAAAAATTGACAGCGATATTCCTCTAGTCAGCGACAGAGATCATCAACGAATCTTTCCAAATTCAATAAAGAATATGCGCAAACGAATAACCACTGTAGGGGATAGAGATAGAGAATTTTTACCGCTATGGATGCGCAGTATTCAAGATGCTGCTGCATCAGAAACTGGCTATGTAAAAGCTCTACCCTTGTGTTATTGTAACCCGGGTTCAGCTATAAATGTTTTGACTAGGATTAAAGCCAGTCAATACGACTTTAAATCTATTGATTTTCTAGCTGATAGATATATAATAGATATTTTAGACGGCGAAATAGAGGATAAATACCTAGTATTTCCGCAACGTGGAGAAAAATTACCGTGACCAGCAACATCAATTTTAATGCAATTAATGAAAACTTTCCTATCGCAGGACAGGACAACGATACTCAAGTGTTTCGTGACAATTTCGAAACTATCAAAAGTAACTTCCAAGAGGCTAAATCTGAAATAGAAGATCTTCAGGATAATGTTGCTAGAACCGACGGAGCCAATGATTTCCTCTATAATATTGTTGGATCTTGCACTTTACAAGATGCCTATCTAAGGAAAAAAGATTACGGTGCAGCGATAGTTGCAGCTACTCAGGAAGTAAGTTTTAAACAGGCAATGTATCATGTAATTAAATTTGCTGGTAACTGTGCTTTATCTTTTACAGAATTTCCTACAGGTGCAGTAGATGCTAGCGGATTAGGACAAATTGGCAAAGCTACATTAGAGCTCTACGGCGACGGTACTGCTAGAACATTAACCTTCACTACTACAGGTTCAACGGTATTAAAGAAAAGTTCAGGTTTTCCGGGAACAGTTACAGTAACTTCTGCAACTAATCCTGTTTTTATTGAAGTATGGCAACATGGAACTGAGTACATATTTCTAAATTATTTGGGAACTTTTAGTTAATGTTTCACCCATTGATTGGTGACTTATCCGATCTCAAAGATCAGGATGTTGAAAACAAACTAATCGAATTGAACAAAAAATATTATGCTGCTTCTCGATTGGGCAGTAGAGATCTCTTGACACAACTATCAACAGCTATTACAATATATAGAGAAGAACTCAGTAAGAGACACGCTCAAAAATTGAAGCAGTCAGATGGTGATTTAGGTCAATTGATCAATGTCGAATAATACAACAGAACAACTGATAAATGGAATAATGAAACATGGTCCAGACATTCTGGAACATTGTCTGTCCTCAGATGACCTAAGCAGCTATCTTAACAAAATTTATCACGAACATCTCGATTATCCAATCCCCCCAACAACTATAAATTCCGCACACTGGTTCATACCAGATGAATATAAAAATATGGATATAGAGGGTTTTTTAGTAGATCACTGTCCTAAAGAAAACTACAATAGATTATTAGAAGAACTTAGTCTATATAAAAAGAATGATATGATGCCTGTGTTAAATACTGTCAAATATATAGTAGACACATTAAGGAAAAATAACATAGTTTGGGGTGTAGGCAGGGGAAGCTCTGTAGCTAGTTACGTGTTGTTTTTAATTGGTGTACATAAAATTGATAGTGTTAAATACAAACTGCCAATTAATGAATTCTTTAAGGAGATTTAAAAATGGGAAGAACCTATACAAGTATGCGCGGTAAAGAAGTAGACATGGAAAAAATGAGTATTCGTTTTGAAAAAACACCCGCAGTAGGCAACATGAAAGTCAACGCAAGAGGTGATGAAATCGGAGAGGGCGGTAAAATTGTTCGTACACGCGAACAAGTTTTAGCAGATTATTATGCACAAAATCCAAATGCCCTAAGAGAAGAAGTTTCTACACGCAGTAACAAAAAGTGAGATAAACATGGCGACTCAACTCGAAGCACGACAAATGCAACTCAATCCGTTACCTAAAGATATTTTAGTCTGTGATATGGATATGGGGGACCAACTTACAGAAAGTGGAATCATTATTAAAAGTGATGATGGTAAAGCACACGGTGTTAAACCTCGTTGGGCCAAAGTCTATAAAAAAGGTTCACAGTGTGAACTAGATGTAGAAGTGGGGCAATGGGTTTTAATAGATCATGGACGCTGGACTAGAAAAATAAAAATCGACGATGGCGAAAGTATAAAAGAAGTACAAAAAATAGAAATATCGTCAGTACTGGCTATTTCAAACGAAAAACCAAATGATGTGTACATAGGTAAAGAATATTCAAACGGTTCTAGTATGACAATTAGGCCAGAAGACTTTGTCTAATGGGATTCAAAAAAAATTGGGATATCGCCGATATCTCTCATCAAATTCATTCATTGGCTAGAGAATGTGCTAGTCCATACAACGACGGATTCACTGCCTTTGAATGCAAAAAAGACTTATATCAACTCAAGTACATAATCGATCAATCATTGTCTCAGACTCCTGAATTTGGAGATCTGGAACAACAGTGGTTGACAGATCAAGAACAAAAGCGTATCATTAAGATTCTAAAGTCTTAAGGAGATACGATGACTAACCCTTTCCGCGATCAAGAAACTTTCATGCGGGCCTGCGATCAAACAGTAGATCGCGGTAATACCGATCAATTTAACATGTATCTTAAATTAATCGAGGAAGAAGCAGAAGAATTAAATCAGGCTATTATAAACAAAGACCGCACAGAAATGTTAGATGCTTTGATCGACATGCTGGTAGTTACTATTGGCGCTATTCATAGCGGTGGGTTCGATGCCGAGGGGGCATGGAAAGAAGTTATGAAAACTAATTTCGCCAAAATTGATAAAGAAACTGGTAAAGTCAGAAAGCGCGAAGATGGCAAAGTCCTAAAGCCGCTAGGATGGGAACCTCCTAATTTGACACCGTTTCTGGAGAAGAAATGAAAATCGGTTTCACCTGTTCAACATTCGATCTGTTTCATGCAGGTCATCTTTTGATGCTAGAAGAAGCAAAAAAGCAATGCGATTATCTAATCGTAGGTCTTCAGACAGACCCAACTATAGATCGACCCAGAGAAAAGAATAAGCCTGTGCAATCAGTGTTCGAAAGGTGGATACAAGTGGAGTCATGCAAGTATGTAGACAAGGTGATTCCCTATGCTACAGAAAAAGAACTGGTTGATATTTTGCTTTCTTATCCTATTAATGTTAGAATATTAGGAGAAGAATATATGAGTAAATCATTCACGGGTGCAGACTTAAGCATGGAATTTTATTACAACCAACGTAGGCACAGCTTTTCAACATCAGAACTTCGTCAGCGTGTTGTTGCAGCCGAAATAGATAAAGGACTCAAAAATGGAAATCCAACCTAAAGATACGAGCAAGGGACATTTTTATGTCAGTCTTGTTAAAAGTGGTTTAAGAATTGTTGCAGGTGTATTTCTACTGCAAGGATTATTTGTGCAAGCAGGAGCAGCATTTATATTGGCAGAGATTTTAGGCATTGTAGAGGAAATAGTATGAAAGAATTGTGGGTAGAAAAATATCGTCCAAAGAATGTAGATGGATATGTTTTCAGAGATGATCATCAACGTAATCAAATCCAAACATGGATCAAAGATCGCAGTATTCCTCATCTACTGTTAAGTGGTTCTGCAGGTATCGGAAAGACAACCTTGGCTAAAGTTCTTATCAACGAACTAGGCATTGAAGACTATGACGTCTTAGAAATTAACGCATCGCGTACTAACTCTGTGGATGATGTACGTGATAAAATTACAAACTTCGTCCAAATGATTCCGTTTGGACCTTTTAAGGTGGTACTGTTAGATGAAGCTGATTATCTTAGTCCGAACGCTCAGGCAGCGTTACGTGGGGTCATGGAGGAGTATCATGCAACTGCTCGTTTCATCCTCACCTGTAACTACCCTAATCGCATTATCC